AGGGATTAATCACACACAGAATTTCTTTGGACGAGATAAACCACGGCATCGACCTTGTTCGGAAAGGACAGGCTGGCCGTATCATGGTGAACATGCGATGAACGATACACCTACATACGAAGTTGCTCCTGCAATCGAAACATTGGACTTGGTTTCAAAGCTCCGCGTGATTCTTGCAAAACCAAACAGCGGAGTTGAAGCAGCACAACTAATTGAAGCTCACATTGCTGAAGTGGTAGCTTCTCACCTTTTTGAAGAATGAACCTCTACACCCGCGAACAACTGATAGCCTTTGAAGACCGCGTAAAGGATGCGTGGGAAGCCGGGGAACTGCCGTCACTCATACACCTTTGCAATGGGAACGAAGATGCGCTCATCGACATCTTCCGCGACATTCGACCGCAGGACTGGATTTTCGTTTCTCACCGTGCTCATTATCATTGCCTGATGAAAGGCATGATGCCCGACGCGCTGATGTCGCGGATTCAGGATGACCTCTCAATGTTCTGCTTCGACCGGAATCTCCGAATCTATCAGAGCGCCATCCTTGGGGGATGCTGCGGCATTGCCACAGGCGTTGCGAGGGCCATCAAAGACAGCGGCGTAGATGAGAAGGTGATTTGCTTCCTTGGTGACGGGGCAGCGGACAACGGGCACCTTTACGAAGCTGCGATGTATGCCACAGGGCATGACCTGCCTATCACGTTCATCATTGAGTCCAACAATCGCCAGGTGGACACGGACATCGTGACTCGCCGGGGTGAGCAGTATCCGCTGTTCCGGATGTATACCCCCAAAATCCGTGAGTATTACTACACGTCCAAGTATCCGCACGCGGGCTCAGGAAGTCCAAACCACATCACTTTTCAGCGCACGACACCACTATGAGCAAAACTCTCATCGGAATCACCTCGTTCGGAGGTTTGCCATTTCTCAAACTCGCCATTCGCTCTATCCGCGAAACTGCCACAGTGCCCGTGGACATCTGCGTGATTGTGGCAAAGCCGGGGGACAAAGAGATGTGGGATTGGCTCAGGGAGGAAAAGATACTGTGGATAAGGAACGATGAGAACAAAGGGTTCCCTGCCAGTGTGAATGACCTTTACGAGTTTGCCTTTACCCTCGGTGACTACGACAACTTGATAATTTGTGGAAACGATGTGGTTCTTCTCCCAGGAGCCATCGACGCGATGATTCACACCGCCAACACCACGGACTATGAGATGATTTGCGGCAGCGAGTTTGATGTGCGTTTCCTCGTCAACAATTACCCTGAAGCACGGCAGTATTTCCAAGGTGAAAACTTGGTGTTCACAGATTTCAACGCTCGTCCGTGGGAGCTTCACAAAGACTTCAGGAACGGGGTGGAACCGGATTGCCGAAAAGACATCCGCAACTTCACGCTGTTCAAACGAAGTGCATTTGAGAAAGTGGGATACGCGGATGTCAACTTTTTCCCGAACGGTTATTTTGAAGATTTGAATGCGTGCCTTCGACTTGACCGCGCAGGAGTCTCAGCGTGTGGTCTGAAAGAGGCAGCTTTCTTTCATTTCTGGAGTCGGACAATCCATCAGGGAGAAAGCCGTGAGCACAGCAAGTTCTACCAGCGGAATGAGCGGTATTACATCGAGAAGTGGGGTGGTGGGTGGCAGCAGGAGAAATACGCTCTGCCTTTCCATGGCGACCCTTACTACCTCGGGGGAGGAATTGGGATCGTGCTGGAGCCCACCTTACGAATTGCTGACCGCTGGCAAGAGGCAAAAATAATCGAGTATTGGAGCCGACTGTGAAAATCCCCCGCACAATTCATCAAATTTGGCTGGGTCCAAACAGAATCCCGGACAGGGAGGAGGCATGGTGTCGTCAAATGGCCACCATGAATCCAACGTGGTCGCATAAACTGCATGGGAATTTCACCCTCGGACAGTTTGAGAACGACCCATACATCAAGTTTATGCTGGCCAAGGGAGAGAAGTGGGCGTTCATCACCGACCGCCTGCGTGTGCTCATCCTCCAGCAATACGGGGGACTTTACATTGACGCAGACGCGCAGCCGCTCCGACCGTTTGACACGGTGGACTGCTGGGGTGACAACGTAGATTTCGTGGCAGCGATGCGCTCACCCAACCGCAAAGACGTGGCGCTCCACCGGGGAGTTCCGCTCATTGACAACACATTCCTCGCTTCCGCACCCAGCGGAAGGCTCATCGGGCACATCAGCGCCCTATGGAGCCCAGCGCAAGTCACTGGCACCAACAATGCCATCAACGGCTACAGAACGGGGCTTGCAGTTATTGAGCATTCCGACAATACTACCAGGATACTCAACCACCGCTACATCTACTGTGAGCAGCGGTATCCAGAGAGTATCGTCTTTCACGACATGCACAACCTGTCCAGTTGGACTCAAAAGTAGCCATGGCACGCATCAAGAACCGCAATAACGTCCCCAGCATCCAAATCGTGTGGCGCTCAGACGCTCCTCGCGGGGTGGTCGAGTGGCGCACGGCGACGGAGCCTTTCGAGTCGTGGGCACGGAAGGTGTGGGCGTTCTGCGATGCCAACGGTATTGGAAAACCCTCTGAAGATGCACTCGACCAACTTGCCTGTGAGCAATTCCCAAAACACGTCTGCGACGGAGCAGCCCGTGCGGGATCAGTCCAGAACAGCAGCAGTGGGCGCAGCGCGGGCTGTGGCTCATGCGGGGGGAGGCGAAAGTGATTCACTTCTGGAATACTCTCGTTCTCGGTATTCTGCTCATCACAGGCATCTGGACGTGCTTTGGCCCAGGAATGGTGATGGGGGAGCTTGCGGACTGGATGGAAGACCGTTTCCCGCAGTGGGTCACAAAGCCTCTATTCGCCTGTCCCCCGTGCATGTCCAGCGTCCACGGAACTTGGATTTGGTTTACACTGAACGGCCCTGTGGAGGTATGGCCAATTTACGTACTCGCTTTGTGTGGGGCAATGAAGTTAATTGCGCATAATCTTCTGAAAAATGGCTGACCCCGAAAACGAAACCATCCTGAGCGTCCGCACCGTTGACTCGGACGGAAAAGCTCCAAAACGCCGCATTGGAACCCCCACCGCTGCGTGGTCGTCTTACACCAAGGCGAAGGACATGAACAAACGCCGGGACATCCGGTTCGGGGAAATTGCAGGCATCTATTTGGGGCTCCCCCCGACACCTCCAATCACCAACGAGCAGAACGGGCAGGCAGACCTTCCCAACATCAACACCAAGCAGTTCCAGGCGAAGGTGAATACCTACACCTCGACGTGGACTGCCATCGCCGCTCAGGGTGACGGATACTCGGACGTGCGTGCCTACCACGACGAACCAATGGAGGCAGAGCGCCGTTCCAAGGTGCTCACGGAGCAGTTCAACCGAGCCATCCGACTGTGGGACAATCCTGATTTTGAGCAGGGCAACCAATACATCCTCCGAACGGCTGCGCGGGATACGCAGATGGGGCTCTATGGCATTGGTGTGGCCTTCTTCCGCGATGGCATCGACTTCCGGTTCCACATCATCCCGACCCGCCGTGTGCTCGTCCCCGATGGCACCCTGCTCGACCTCTCCAACTGTTCCGCGATGTGGGTGGAAGACCAGATGTCCGTCACCCAGCTTTACGAATTGAGGAACAAGCCGGGATACAACGAGGGGGCGATTCTGCGGAATCTCTACGAGCATGTGGAACTGCAAAGTGGCACCAACCAGCAGCGTTACACATACGCCGAGTGGGTGAACCAAGTCCGCAACAACGATACGTGGATTCTGAGCGAGTTCTTCCCCGTGCGGATTATTCACATTTACTCGATGGAGTTCGATGGCACCATCAGCCACTCCATGATGACCGACCTATACGGCAGTGGTCGCGTGGGGGAGGATTTCAAAAAAGGCGAAGGTGACGCAGGCGCGTTCATCTACGATAAGCCAAAGGCTGCGGAGCGGTGGCAGCAGGTGGTTGTGCCGTTCGCGGACAACGCCGGGGCTGAGTGCGACTGGCATGGAGTGAAGGGCTTTGGGGATTTGATTTTTGACGGGTGCCACCTCGGAAACCTCATGTTCAGCCGTGCTGCCACCGGGGCAGTGCTCGCGAACATGCTGATGTTCAAAGGAGGGGCTGAGAACGATGTTCAGAAGCTCGACCAAGTGACGTTCACGCAGTTTGGGCTGATGCCTGCGAACCTCGAAATTGAGCAGTTCCGGTTCCAAGCAGACGTGGGTGCTGCACTCGAACTGGTGGGTTACAACAGCCAGTTGCTTGCGGAGAACACCCGCATTTCTCCACCATCGGAGAAGACCACCACAGGCGACCAGCCGACTGCCACGCAGGTTGCAGGCGACCGTGCAGACCGTGCGCAGTTGACCACCCTGCAAATTGCCATCTACCGTGCCGTGGGTCTGGACGTGCTGATGAGCGAGATGTACCGCCGACTGGCCCAGCCCGCGTCGAAGTATCCTGAGTCCTACGGGGGAGGAAAGGTAGCAAAGAAGTTTCGCGAGGAGTGCGCCAAGCGAGGCATCCCCGAAAGCGAACTGCTCGACATCTGCTACGTGCGTGCGAACCGCAACGTGGGCAGCGGTGATCTGATGCTCGACCTGATGAAAGGCAAGGAACTCATGGGAGTGGCCACGCCGGGGAAAGGCCAGTTGAACGCACGGAAGGAAATCGTGGCTGCTCTCAAAGGCGTCGAGATGGTGCCCGCGTTCATCGAAGAAGTGGAGCCAATGCCGGGGGCAGATGACATCCAGATTTTCAACGAAAACAATCTCATTCAGTTGGGCCAAGTCCCGACAGCCATCGGGGCACAAGACCAAGAGAAGCATGTGGTCGCGCACATGAAGCTTTTGGGAGACGCCGCGCAGGCTACCTCCATGGTGACGGAGCAAGGCATCAACCCGCAGAACATCGAAGGCGCGAAGAAGCTTTCCAACCTGCTCGATGCCGGAATTCAGCATGTGGGGCAGCACTTGCAACTCATGCAGAGCATCCCGCGCACGGCGAAAGCCCCGGCGATTTTCGAGACGTTCGTGAAGGAAATGACCAAGCAGTTGAACAACCTCCAGCAGCTTGCTCAATCGTTCGGTGAGGACATTCAGAAAGCAGACGTGGCTGCGCAGCCGCAAATGTCACCAGAGATGATGAAGGCGCAGCAGGAAATGCAGATTACTGCCGCGAAAGCCGAGCAGGACATGATGCTGAAGCAGAAGGCCACCGAGCAGAAACTTGGAAGCCTCGCACTCACCACCCAGGCGCGCACGGAAGCCAAGACGCAGACGCACCAAGTTGACCTGCAAATGAAGCAGGCCAAGGCCGAACAGGACAGGCGTGAGAAGGCCGCGCAGACCGCTCAGGGGCTTGTCCAGAGTACCGCTGAATTTCAACAATCACTGCAACAGCAAAAAGAAGAACCCACCACTAAAGAATGAACCGTCGAGAACTGCACAGCCTGCACGGCCCTCACCTCATCGAGATTTCAAGCAACCCCGCGTTCGCGGCGATGGTTGAAACTGCACGGCAGGAATGCCCATTCCTGAGCACCAAACCCATCGACCAAATATCCATCCTTCGAAACGAAGGAATGCTCCAAGGCTGGTATGCTTGCCTCGATTACCTCCGCAACGTGGGCAAGCCCCTCGCACCCGACCCTGAGCCACGCATGGCTGGCCCCCTCTACGCCGACCCGATGAAACAATCTGATTTGAACAAATGAGCACTGCAACAATCGAACCGCCCGTGACCGAAGCGAAACCCGCTGAAGTCGTCCCTGCACAACCCACCCCAGCCGCACCTGCCAAGGTGGACGTTTCCGCGTTCCTGAATCCCAAGGTGGTGAAAGATGGAGAGGTCATCACTCCACCGCCCACTCCCGCCAAGAAGCAGGACGCCCCGGCACCCGCTGCCACACCTGAGCCCGTGGCAAAGCCACCGTCTGACCAAGAGGTGAACTTCGCCAAGCTGCGGGAGAAGGCCGAGAAAGCGGAGAAGAAGGCACAGGAGTTGGAAGCTCAATATCAGAAAGCACTCAGCGACTACGAGGAATACAAAAAGAACCCCGTGCCGCCTGAGATGGTGGAGAAACTGACCGCTGCCGAGAAGCGCGCACAGGAGCTTCAGCAGCACCTCCGCACCGCAGACCTCGCCCGCGACCCCGAGTTCCAGGCGAAGTATGCCAAGGGAATTGAAGTCAGCATGAAGACCATGGGCGAAGTGCTCACGGGTGCAGGCGTGGACGCAGCAGACGTGAAGCGCGCAATCAACTCATGGGACGAGGATGCACTTGCCACGCTCGCGGAAAACCTCTCCCCCGGTCAACGCCTTCGCTTCAACGCGGCCTACCAGAAGGCTGTGGAACTGGATACCCAGCGCACCGTGGAGCTTCAGGACTCCGACCGCACTTGGGGCGAACTCCAGAAGCAACGCCAAGCTGCCCATGAGGCGCAGCAGAAGTCCTACTTCGATAGTCTTAAAAATGACCGCAACTCGGTCATCTCCGAACTGCTGGAGCAGCAGGCAGAGGTGCTGAAGGACGAGGAAGTGCGGAAGCAGACCGAACAACTGCTCGACCGTGCCGCTGGCCTGAATGGGGACAAGATGCAGCCCAAGGAAGTGCTGAAGACCCTTGCGGCTACGCACGTCCTCGCTCACCATTTCAAGCGGGTGGACGCGGAGCGCACGCAGCTGAAGGAAGAACTGGAAGCCACCAAGAAGACCCTCGCGGAGCGCGACCAGTTCATTGCTGGACTCAGCGGCTCCACGCCGTCTCCGTCGCCCACCAATGGTGAATTGAAGCCTGCCGGGGTGAAGGTGAGTAGTTTGCTGCTGAACCCAAAAGTGGTGGCGAGGTAAAATTCCTCGTTGACAATCTCCCAATAAAGGGATTATCCATGCAACATAACGTAAGGGGCAGTGCTATCCGTATGCCCCGGCTGTTGCACAAGTAGCATTCAAAAAAGTCGTTAGAATCGCAGGTTCGGCCCCTGCAATGCAAAAGTGCATCAGAGGGGGCCAGCCTCGTAACTGGTAGGATGAACCACACATTCGTGTTTTTCACTTACCTTTTATGCCTGAAATTGGAACTATCGGCTGCGTTGCAGACCTCTCAAATCACTTCTCCGTCGGCCAGTATCATCTGGACGACATCTTCCGCGACCTGAACGGCGAATCCGGCGTTTGGGAGGGCATGGTGCCCGATGGCGGTCGATTCCCCGTTGGCTCTGGCTTTGCTGCCCGAACCACCACCCTCGCTCAACAGCGCCTCTCCTACGAGGACTTGAACCTATGGCAACCCATGGTGGGCCTCCAGGCGGACTGTGCTGTGACGTGCGACCCGCCGACCAAGACCGTTGACCCCGGCAATGCGAACCACCAGTGGTATCGCCTGATGAACATCGCCTACAACACGCAGCCCTACTGCTTGGAGTCGATGTTCTCTGCCGCGCTCGACCTTCCCGGTCAGATTCGCCAGATTTACAAGGACTTGATGTACATCCGCACGGATGTCATGGACGAGTTCTACCGCAACAACTACGTTGCGCTCTCCGCGTTTCAGTGGATGGCCTACGACCCGCCAGCGAATCAGGTGGGCTCGCCCGCGCTGCTTCAGTCGCAGTGGCAGTTCGCCACCGACGCCAATGGCTTCGCGGACACCAAGTACATCATTCTCGACCCGACCGTGAACCCGAATAACATCGGGCTCCTCTCGACGGACATCCTGAACCGTATCCGCAACTACGGCATTCCGATGGGCACCTTCCCCAAGAAGGGCCAAATCAAGCTCATCACGGACTACGAGACGTTCTCCAACCTCCCGCTTTACGACACCAATCGTCGTGAAGACAACCGCTTCCGTGCGGCTACGGTGCTCAACCCCGAATACGTGGCCACCACGTCCTACGCGGGCTATGAGCTTGTGGACGACCCGTTCCAGCTTCGCTACAACTGGACGCTCACCGACCCCGCGTATCCGCAGGGTGTGCTGAAGCGCGTCTATCAGTGGACGAATCAAGCCATCAGCGAGGGCTGCTTCAGCCAAACCAGCCAGGAATACATCGACGCGGACTTCTGCCTGAACATCCCGTTCAGTGACCGTGACGAGGTGTTCGTGATGCAGAGCGGCGAACAGCCTCTCTCCGCTGGCAGTGGTGTGAACTTCGCAGACCCCGCCTCGCCTTGGAACGGCACATGGCGCTGGGTCAACGAGGTGAACGAAGTCACCCCGTGCAACCAAGACCGGAACAAGGGCTACTGGCGCATGGTGCTGAAGAAAGCGGCCAAGCCCGTTCTCTTTGGTCAACGCGGTCACGTCCTTCTCAGCCGTCGCTACCCGCTGCGTGGCATCACCCGCTCGTGCGCCACCCTCCAGGTGTCCACGTCAGGTTCCATCGATTGCACCAACACCTGCCCTGCGCAGGACTTCTACCCGCCCGCGCTCATCTCCCGCTTCACATGTGGTGGATGGAACAGCGGTGGCAACTGCGCCTAAACTCCGAGAGGGACTCAGCCCGTCGCGTCCGTGCAGGGGCGCGGCGGGCACCTCTCCATAAAATACCATCATGCCTTTACCGAACTGTAATCCTTGGATTTCAAACACCGTCCGTTTCTCCGACCAGCAGGCAGCGTGCAAGGAGCGCAGTGCGCAGGCTTCGGCCAACGAGCTTCCTGATGTCACGTTCCTTCTGACCGTGCTGGACGCCTTGCAGCGGCTCGCCGTTGATGGTGTGGCTGGCTTTGAACTGCTCGATGCCTACAACCAGTGCGACGGTGAAGCCAACTCGCACAACGCCTACGCGCAGTTGATTACCCTCAGCGCGCCCGTGCAGTCCAACAAGGCCGAGTTGAAGCAGATGATTCTCTGGCAACTCGCCAACCCGCTTTGCGCGAACAATGCCTGATTTGCCCACATGCGATTGCGTTGAGGCACAGCCACAGATTGACAAGCTGCGCAGTATCTACTGTGTGGTGAGACAACTGGCAGGGAACGACTCATCGCTCCCTGAGTGTGGGTGCGTGAACACCGTCAACGACTTGCTCGACAACATCTACTGCGGCATCCTCATTTGGGGAAACCTCTAAACCATGGCTCTACCAACCTGCGAGTGCATCAAAGGGAAAACCCAGGCGGAAAAACTGGATGCGATTTATTGTGCGTTGCTGGCCATTTCCACGGGGCAAGGCATCACCATCACGGCTTCGCAGATTTCGGATGCTACTCCTTTAGGTATAGCATTTCTTCAAAAAGCAACTCCCGCATCGGACACCGTAGTTGCAATTACTACTTCAAATACCGTAACAAACCTAAATGGTGTTACACAGGAAGTGGATGCTTCCGCAACCCCGCTACTTCAAGTGGAATATGGACTTATTACGGGGGCAAATCCACCATAATCTATGAATATCGGAGATGTATCATTCACAGCACGCACAACCCCCGGCCCCGGTTGCCTTTTGGCAGACGGTAGCGCGGTATCACGCACAACATACGCAGGCTTGTTTGCGGCCATTGGAACGACCTTTGGAGACGGAGATGGAACGAACACGTTCAACCTTCCAGACTGCCGTGGTCGCGTGCTTGTCGCGATCAACGGAGACACGGCACGACTCAAGAACCGGGCAGCGGGCGGCGTTGACGCTGATGCCGTTGGGAACATCGGCGGCGAGGAAATGCACGCGCTTGCCCCGCTGGAACAAAGCGCATCGCAACTCGACACGGACACACAGCTTCTCGATTCCGATCCGAACGGCAACTTTTCCAGCACCGGAAACCCCGTAGGAAACGGACAGGGACATAACAACGTCCAGCCGTGCATTGTGCTGCTTCCGGTTATCTACGCGGGAGTCTGATTTTTCCGATTGCCAAAAACCCCATAAACCAATAGCCTTTTCCCATGCCTTGCTGCAACAACTGCGGATGCAATTACTCGGTCGATATTTCAGTCGGCACGGGGACTACCTACAGCGCGGCGAACATTGGGCTGATTGGGGTGGGGGTTTACGACTCCACGGATGGGACTGAGTTCGACTTTCGGAACATCGCCAGCGGCAGCAACTCGCTGACCGTCACGCTCGACGCCAACAACCACGCCATCGTGCTCACGCTCGACACGGACGTGATTATTGACGACCTCCCGCAAGCGACCACCACCCAGCGCGGTGTGGGTGAGACTGCGACCGACGCGGAGGCCATTGCCAAGGCGAGCATCACCACGTTCGTCACCCCGTCCAACTTCGCCGCGATGGGGAGCAGCACTTCGTTCGCGGGCCTTGTGGAACTTGCCACTGACGCGGAAACCCAGGCGGGAGCGTCTGCCACGCTGGCTGTGACCCCGGCAGGACTGGCGAGTGTGACTGCGTTGATTCAGGGGACTGCTACTTTTGCGGACGCGGCTGCGCGTGCAGGGGCTACCCCCGATTTTGAAGGACAGTTTGGGTCCCAACTGGATACTGATATTGCTTACATTGCAAACGCAGGAGGAGTAGGAGATTGGAGCCCTCTTCTTTCGCTTGATTCAGCAAACAACGTATCCGCGAGCAATACCACGCTTGATTTGCTGAATGGGGCTTTTTTCATCTTAACCGCTTCGGATAGTAATGGCGGCGGAATGTCTTTTGATGGACGTGTTGATTTTGGTCCTGACTCGTTCTTCTCGTTGAGCACCGTTTTGGTGGCAGCAAACAGCCTCATTGGAACCGGGAGCATCGGAGGTGTTGATAGCTACCTGATTTCGTCTTTCGTCTCCACGGCGAATACGCAGACGGGATACA